AAAAGGGACCCGGTATCGTATTCTCCTGACGAACTAAGCCCAACAACGTCGGGTCCGTCCATATCGGCTTGATAGTAGTCCAACATGACAAATACGGTGTCATCATTTTCCGGCAACCGATCATGCACGCTGATCCACGGGTTCCGCAGCGCCTCGATCTCGGCGTCCTTGCGGGCGAGTGCGGCTTCGTATTCGGCGCGAATGCCTGAAGCAAGGTCAAATGGATGCCTAGCCGTTTTCGCTCTTGCGATTATCTGCTCATCCGTGACGAGCGGGGTTCTTTCGGCGCTCATGCGGTCCTGTGTTTAGCGGTGGCGGTGGTCCACGCTTTGGCCTTGTCGATCATTACCTGTTCGCGGCGAAGTGGCGGATGTCCGTTTGGAATCGCGTTGATGTGGTCGTTGATGCTGTCCCGCATTTTGTCGCCAGCCGCGATGATCTCCGCGATGTCCACGGGGGCCGATGGCGATGGGTGGGCGTAGAGGGGGATGATCGAAGAGGGGTCGTCAGCATCCTCCTCTGCAATGTCCTTTTCAAGCGTGAGGTATGCTGGGTATCTCGAATCTCCGCCTTTGTACATCCATGCAACTGGCCCATGACCATCCATGTCCTTCAGGATGGCGATGGCGGAAGTAACCTTGGCGTGTGCGTCCTCCATGTCAAGTCTTGGCAACAAATAGCGCTGATTCGTCATGGCGTGCTTTGCAGCTTCCAACGCCTCACGGAATTGTTCGATCTTGGTCATGGGGTGTTCAGTTTGGTCACAGGGGCAAAGTAACGCCCCCGCTTCCAAATATGCAACGACTAGGCTGAACCGTTCGTCACTTTCCCGCGAACAGGTCGGGACGGCGACGGCGGGCATCCAGCTCGCTGATGTACAGGATACGATGCCGGCAGTTCCATCGGCCCCGATCCTCCAGCGGCGCGTAGTCCGTGATCGTCCCGCTGTCCTTTTCCTCCTTGGTCCTGGGCAGCGTCGGATCATCGGCCCAGTCCTTCGCCTCGTCCGTGCTGTAGACCTTGTTGTTCCGCTTGCGGCAGAAGGCGCGGCTCGTTTCGATCAGTCCGCCGCTGTAGATGAAGTACTTCAGATCGAGCCGCTTGGCAAACTCGTTGCTGGTCACAGCATCCGCCACCTGGTACGCATCCAGCAGGAAGCCTCCAAGGTTGCGCTCCAGGACCCCGGGCGTGTTCTTCGTGCCCGATACCTTCACCTTGATCGCCCGTTCCACCTCCCGCATCGGGCGACCGGCTGCGATGGCCTTGGCGATGGTCTTCTTGATCTCCTCCCGCGCCTTGTCGGTACGGGATAGTTGCCCCATGTAGCCCTTGGGGTTCGCTTGGTACTTCGGTGTAAGGCCCAGTCGCTTGCGCATGATGGCATCCACCGCCTTGCGGATCTCGGGGAAGCTCCCGCCCTTGGGTTCGGTGATCTGGCCGTAGTACCGGGCGTTCAGGTCCAGCACGGCACGCATGTCCTTGACCGCTTCCCGGCTCACGCGCTTGAGGCCCCGCTTCTCCACGGCGGTGAACACCTGGTCCACCATCCGGGCGATCGATACGGATCCGCGGGTTGATCTCACCCGGCCGTCCGGCCCCTCCTGTAGATCGCGGGAGAGTTCAGCCAGCAGGCGGATCACCAGCAGCTTTTCGAGCGCCGCCATATCGTTCAGCCGAGCGCGTTGCCCGGTGTCGAGCAGGCGTTCAGCGTCCCGGATGGTCTTGGCGGCTCCTTGGTTCATGCTGTTGTATTACTTGAGCTTGAATATCTCCTGCGTAAGCCTGTCTCGTTCCCGAGAGATTTCAAGTTCAGCCTGCCTTAGTGCCTTGTCTATGTTACGCATCACGGATTGCGACAGGGGGTCGGAGTAATTCTGTGGCCACACTTGGCCTTGAATTTTCCCAAGGGAGTATTCGATCGTTCCCTTGATGTGGCTATTCGCCTTTTCAAGGTCGTTGATCCTATTTGATCCAACTGGGACCATCTTCCCGCCTTGCACTTTCATTGCTGCCATGTTGTGGGTTGTTAGTTTGTCCTCAAGTAATTATTACGATCCAGTGGCCCTATTGCCGGGGCTGTCGGGCAGGTCGTCGGTCGTGTCGCCTGCAGGGTCGTCCGCGTTGCTGTCATCAGGGCTGTCGGCGTTGGCGCCTTCGCCCGTACCATTGTCCTGCCCGTCGCCCATGTCCATCAGCGCGGCGTTGGCCTCCTTCTTGGCCGTGATCTCCTCGATCAGTTCGCCCACCACCGCATCGATCATCTCCTGCTGCTTGGCGCGGGCCATGCCGTAGAAGTCCACCGGGTTGCCTGCCTCGTCGTTCGTGGTGCCAGCCCGCTCCTCGCATTCCGCGAACACGTAGGCGAAGTTCGTCCACAGCACCTTGTTCTCTTCCGTGGTCAGGTCTTGGCTGATCATGCTCACGATGGTCGCCTCGTTCTTGCCGAGGAACGGATCGAAGGACGCCTGCACTTGGGCCTTGAGAAGTTCGCGCGGGTCGTCCACGTACAGATCTTGCAGGATGTCGTTGTTGACCTGCGCCAAGGCCGAGGAGGACGCGCCGGCCGTCCGCATTTCGCCCATGAGCTTGACCCGTTCCGCCAAGGTCTCGAAGCGCATGTTCCGGGGGAACTCGTGGGCCACGGTGAACCCTTTGGCATCGGTATCCGTGCTCACGTACCGCGCCTCCAGCTTATACACCAGCACCCGGCTCTGGCTGTACCAATCCGCCAGGGGCTTGAGCGCATCGTACACCGCTTGCAGGTCGATGATCTCCCCGGTGGCCGTCACCTCCGAAGCGTTCGCCCGGAAGCGGTCGGAGTTGTAGACGGCACGGTAGCACGCCTGTTCCAGCTTGTCGACATACTTATCCTGCCATTCCAACACCTCCACCGGGAGTTGCACGTAATGGATCAGGTCCGCCAGGGGGAGTAGTTCGTCCTTGGTTCGGACCATTGCCAGGGTGATGTGGTCCTGCCCGCTGGTGTGCACGATCTTCCCGCCAACGCACCCGGCCTTGCACTTGTTCTTGCCGCCTGGCTCATAGCCCAAGTTGCACTCGGTGTGCGTGCCATCGGGTGCCGTGTACCCGCCGCAGCGTTCCGCATACATGATCTTCTGAAGGAACGCATGCAGGGCCGCGCTCAGATCGAGCTCGCTTCCGGCTTTGATGCCCTTGAGCATGTACGGCAGGGCGGGGTGCCACAGGTTGACACAGGTTTCGCCCTTGGTCACTTGGTCGGGAACGTACCCGATCCGGAAGGCTTGGACCATGCCCGTGTTGTGCGCGTAGAAGGCCACCTCGTAGAGTTCCGTCTGGCTCACACGGTAGAAGTAGGCACCCTTCACCGCCGTCTGCACGTTGCCGAAGTTGGTGACCGCCTTGCCGTTGGCGTCCAATACCACGCCTTCCATCCCCTGGCTCAACTTGCGGGCGTCTACCTGGGTGAAGGTCACGTGGTTCTTGTCCGTGTACAGCCAGAACGCATGGCCGTCCTTTTCGATGGTCTCCGGCTTGGTGCCCGTGGGGATGTTCTTGCCCGTCTTCTCGGGTACCTGCACCTCGGTGTACTTGATGTCCCGGTGCACCATCAGCCAGATCAGTTCCCCGTTGGCATACCGGAAGTTCCACGCATCGGCGCTGCTCACGATGGACGGGTACCCGCGTGCGGTCTCGAAGGTGGCGTCGTAGTCATCGAACAGCACCAGGCAGAAGGCGTTGGGGTCGATCGCGCTCTGGTCGATCAGGACGCTGGCGAAGTAGTGATCGACGTTCTTGCCGCCGTAGAAGCTGGCCACCGCATCCTTGAGCTTCTGGTCCTCCTTGGCCTTCTCCTGACCGAAGGTGGCGCTATCCAGTACCGGCTTCACCTTGGGCACCTTCCGGGCCGGGGCCATCAGCGTGTTGGTGATCGCCGGGGTGATCAGTTGGGTGAGGAGCAGCCGTTGCTTGTATGCCTCCTCATCCTCGCGCCGGTTGAACCGCCTGATCAGGTGTTCGGCCCCTTCGCCGGTGATCATGGGCCGGTAGTAGTGGCTGGTCAGGTGGGTAACGCGGTCGTAGTGCGCGTGCTTGAGCTTCTGGGATACGTTGGGCAGGGCGATCCGGACGGCAGCTTCGAGGGTCATGGGGCGGCGTTGTGGCCGCTAATGTACCTCGAAGGCAATGAATACACAGACCCCGCACACCAAAGCCTCGAACACCACGGCAAACACGAACGGCGCGTGGGCGAACCGGGGGATGTAGTGGACCGTGCTGTACAGGTACCGGCTGTCGTGGTGGACCTCCTCCTTGGCGGCTATGCTGTGCCACAGGGTATCGTACTGCGCGTCATCGGCCCTGCGGATCTCCGGCCCCATGTAGGTCGGGTGCTTCCGGTGGCACAGGTTGAACACCACCCGGTGGACCATGGCGAAGGCGGCCATGCACGCGAAGGTGACCATCAGCATCTGCATGGCGCTGGCCTGCTCGATGTACCCGAGGACCACGATACCGACACCGCCGATCAGCGGCCGTCCGGTGAGCGGGATGTCGTGCTCAAGGTTGCGGCCTACGCCGGTGGCGGTCCTCACTTGGACGACCAAGGCTTCGAGGATGCCTGAGGCGATGGCAAGGAGGACCGTGCATAGGAGGCAGGTGGTGGGGTAGGTCATGGGGTTCCGGTTGCTTTGGCGATTGCTGCCTCTGCCTTTGCGATGGCATCGCGGTACTTCGGGTGCCAGCCGTCGAAGGCGTCGATGGCCTTGAATGCCTCCAATGCTTCGAGGAGTTCGGGGGCGGCGGCAATCAGGCGGGCGTTGGCTTCGGCTGGAAGCTCAAAAGAACTACTAACGTTTGCAAGGCTGCGGTATCCGTCTCCTGTGCGGACATCGTTAAAGTGGCCTACCATCCAAGGCCCGGGGGTGTGCTTCGTGTTGCTCATGCCACAAACATACCGCCTCCGCTTTTACATTTGCAAGCCTTGGCCCGAACGGTTCGTCACTTCCGCACGAACCGGGCGAACAGGTCAGGGAAGGCGCCCACGGTCAGGTAGTAGGAAGCCTGGAGGCAGTGGCCGTACTTCTCATAGGTCACCCCCGTGGCCCGGTCCTTCTCCATCACCTTCAAGATGCCGCCGTCCGCCGCCTCCTTCACCTGGATCATGTCCATCGTGGTGTTGACCATTCCAGGGTCGAACGTCACCCACAGTCCGATCTTCCCATCGAAGTAGGCGTTCCCGAAGTCCCGCACCACGGTATGGGAAGGGTTCCGCCTGATCACCCGGTCGCTGTTGTTGTGCAGGTACGGGCGAAGGTCCCGCTCCACGATGTCGTAGTTGTGGCGGATGGCGCCGATCACTTGGGTCGTGTTGTTCTTGCCGGTGGCATCACCGTAGTAGAAGCATCCCTGCTTGTGGCCCGCAAAGGCCCCCTCCTTCATGTCCCGCGCCATGGATTGCGCCAGGGCCTCGGTATTGGCGAAGGGGTGGGATAGGCAGTACTCCTTCAGGAAGTGGCACCGCCAGTGCTTCAGTTCCTCCTCGAACCATATCTGAGCAGCCAGGCCGGTGATGTACGGCGCCGTGTTGAAGTCCAAGCTGAAGTGCAGGGCGAGTTCGGGGTTGTACGCGATCCGGCGCACGTGCTTGGCCCTGTCGTACCGGTGGAAGAACTCCCGCCCGGTCTTGCGGGTCGCGTTCCAGTCCCCATCCAATAGGCGGGCCTTGTCGTACTCGTCGTCCCCGTCCTCGAGTTGCTTACGGTAGCTGGCAACGTGGGCCTTGTCGGGGTTGTCCGAGAGCAGGACCAGCACCCGGGCTTGGTGGGGCTTCAACTTCATCCGCTCCCCCTCCTTGTTCATCACGTAGCGGTACTTCGTCCAGTAGTCCCCCGGGTTCCCAGTGATCAGCAGCTTGGGCACCAGCCCCTTGCTCCATGTCCCGCAGGCGTGGCACTCCCACTGGATCGGGTTGCCGTCGTCGTCGCAGTCCACCGCCTTGCTCTTCACTGCCAGACCTTCGGCAGCGCAGGCGTGGCAGATCTCCGTGGTGCGGTAACGGAGGCGACCGGATAGCACCCCGACGCCCCGCTCTTCCACCTGGTCCCCCTCATCCACGAAGGCGTAGGTGTATGCCCGACCACCGAGGCGGGAGTAGTTCGGGTCCTTGGGCTCATACTTCAAATAATCCAGTTCGATGGTGCTGCCGTTGTAGAAGAGGAAGCCTTTCCCTTCCGTGTACCGGTAGTGCTGCCCATCCTTCAGTCCGGACTTCTCCAGCACTTCGAACAAGGTGACCAGCGATGACTTCCGCAGGTCTTCAGCCGTAGCCCGGAAGATGGCCGTGCGGATGGCGCGGTACTTCAGGCAGGCAAGCACCAGCCAGAAGCAGCCGAGGAAGGTCTTACCCGGTCCGGCCGATCCCCCGAAGAAGACCTCCTTCTTTACCTGGTCGTGCAGGTAGTGCCATGCGTTCGACGCGCCCCGGCCAAGTGGTCGTATGCCGCTGGCCTGCTCATTCATCGTCCGGCGTTGGCGGTTGGACCGTGACGTTGATCACCGGGGGCGTTGTGACCAGGGAGCCGCTGTGCTCGTGCTGCTGGCGGGCCTTTCCGTATCCCCGGTCCAGCAGGATCTCGGCGGCGCGTAGGTCGCCCTTCGCTGCCTTGGCCCGGAGGACGCGCAGGATGGCCTCTGCTGCGCTCACGCCGTCCTTCTCTTCCCCCAGCACGTCCGCGAGGAGCCTGTCCAACTCGGGCAGCTTGGGCTTGCGTCCGGAGTTCGCATGCACCCCTCCGCTCTTGAGCTTCCCGCCGTTCTTTCCCGGCCTCATTTGCCCTTCGGTGTTCACGGGGTTGGTTCGGGGTTGGTTACGAGGTTGGCCACCTCATCGAACGTCCTGCCGGTGGCCTCGTGGATTGCCTTCGTTCCGGTGAACGCTTCCCAACGCTTCACGGACACGTCCACGTAGGCGGGCGACAGTTCGATGGCATGAATCGAGCGGCCCGTCATTTCCCCTGCGATGATGGTAGTTCCTGACCCGCTGAATGGTTCGTATACAGCTTGCCCGGGGCTGCTGTTGTTCTCAATGGGGCGCTTCATGCACTCCACTGGCTTCTGGGTGCTGTGGCCGGTCTCGCTGTTCCGGTTGTTGTCGATCTGCCAGAGGGTGGTCTGCTTCCTGTCGCCTGCCCAATGGCCTGTTCCTCCCTTTTTGACAGCGTACCACAACGGCTCGTGCATGTGGTGGTAGTGGCCACGTCCGAAGGTGTGACGTTGCTTCGCCCAAATTATCAAGGCCCGCATGGTGAACCCGCACGCTTCGAGGCTATCGGCAACGACCGGGGAGTAAACGCCTGCATGCCACACGTAGGCAACATCTCCGGGGAACAGCGCCCACGCCTCTCTCCAGTCGGCTCGGTCGTCATTCAGCACCTTTCCAACGGCCCGCTTTGAATCGGCGCCGTCGTGGTTCACCTCCGCTCGCCAAGATGCATCGTACTCCACCCCATACGGCGGGTCGGTGACCATCAGGTGCGGCTTCACCCCGTTGAGGCACTTGGCGACCGTGTCGGCATGGGTGCTATCTCCGCAGACGATGCGGTGCTTGCCCATAATCCAGACATCCCCGAGGACCGTGATCGGCGTTTCGGGCACGGCAGGCACCTCATCCGGGTCGGTCAGCCCTTCGTTCGTCTCGGCCCCGAAGTCCACGGGCAGGTCCATGCCCCACTCATCCAACTTCCCCGCATCCCAGCCGTTGGCCAGCGCGTCCCAGTCCCATTCCCCGAAACCCACGTTGTCCTTGATCACGAACTCGCGGCGCTGCTCTTCCGTCCAATGGTCGGCAAGCATCACCGGGGCCTCCTTGATCTTCAGGTCTTGCAGGGCCTTGAGGCGCATGTTCCCGCCCAGCACCATGTATGTCCCGTCTTCCTGGCTCACGGCCACGATCGCCCGGTAGTTGAGCATGTCGGGGAAGTCGCTGATGGACTTCTTGAGCTTCAAGAACTTCTCGTCCCGCAGGATGCGCGGGTTGTCCGGGTTCCCCTTCAGCTTGGACAGGGGCACCATGATCGGGTGGGTGGTCTTCATGCTCTCGCGGTCTTCTGATCCCCGTAGTACTCGATCGCCATCCGGTGGTACCTCCGAA